CGAAATTGATGGCGGGGACGTTCGGATGGAAGAAACCCATGTCGCTCATGATACCCACGCATGAGGTGGGGTATGGATTCGATGAGCACTTTTTGGCCACGGAAGTCTATGAACGGATCAAGTCAGATCTTCTTGTTCACACGTCGTACCGAGCCTTTGCCGGCGAGCACGCAGTCTGGATCGAGAGACCGTTTGAGGATGTGTATGACTTTGTTGGAAATGTGATCTGGGACGGAAAACCAAAGTTCGCCTACACGAGAGATATCCCCCCACTTCTCGCAGAGTTGCGGACACACGATCAGTTTGCCATTCTACTTCGCGTTCTTGAAGGGGTTGATCCATGGTCGATTCCATATGGATCACGCACGGAGGTGTTTGAGATTGCCTACACGGCCTGTTACTATCTGGGCAGGTATGAGGAGGCGCAACGATGGCTCTCGTATTTTGAGTTCGCAGATGTGACGCCGCAGGTTGTGGTGAACTCCAACTTTCTGATCGGCCATCTGGGAACGATTGTTGCGTCGTTTGATCCAAATCGGACAGCAAAGGACTCGGAGGTGGTGATTGTCTATGGAAACTTTCCAGATGGACACCTTGCCCTCCCGGCAACGAGAACACTGTATCGCCACGTCTCTCTCTTTTCCCAGATTCGGCACTCGGTCGTGGAATCGCATCCGTGCTGGGACTCTGTGGACATTATCTACATTCTCAATCTCGAAGGCCGATCGGATCGCTACATGGAAACCCTGGCATCACTGTCTCGAGTTGCCGCACCCCTGCACAAGGTCCATCACTATATTGGAAAGCGCGACTTGCCTCCCTACGTGGGGGCAACCAAGAATCACGTTGATGTCATACGGCACTTTCAGGAGTCTGCGCATTCGACGTGCCTGATTCTAGAAGATGACATCGTCTTCACAGACGACACGGATCGCGTTCAATCGTCGATCCAGTCCTTTTTCCAGAGATCCTACGACTACAGTATTTGCTTTCTCTCGCTGAGTCGTCTTGGAGATCGGCGCCCCCACGATGATCTTCTGTCTGAAAGCAAGCAGTTCTGCACCACCTCCGCTGCGTATTTCCTGACGAAGCGGACGTCGCATGACGTTCTTGCGGTTGTTGATGAGGGTCTGCGAAAGATCACTGCGGGTGAAGGATATCAGAACGAGGGATGTATCGATACCTATTGGTGTGGGCGCCTGCCACACCTCTATTTCTTCAAGAACAAGCTGGCCTTTCAACGTCCGTCGTATTCTAACCTCAAGAACTGCGTTGTGGCATACCTAGATTGAGACCCAATCGAGGGAGGAGAATGGAATATCAACCTGAGTAGGATTCGCATCCGCAAAACTGACGTAGCATGTCACCGTTGTGGGGTCGGACAACCGACACGACACGCAATACTCTACGGCAGCCGACTTGAACACGAAGGGCAATGTGATGCGCGTGACCTTGTCAATCGACTGTGTCTCCACGAACAGATGGTAATACTTCCGCGGCTTTGCGTACTCGACCATGTGAACCAAGGTCCAGAACTTGTCACCGACCGAGATCGGGGGCGCAGATCCACAGAACGCGGAAAACATCGGGGGTGTCGGAATGGAGCGACGACCTCCCTCGCGAGCAAGAACCTCAAACGGCGACCACCCGTAGATCATCATGTCCGTGCCCTGGATCGGGAGCCAGTTCTTCTCGCAGTGCCGGCTGTGGGGAGACTCGAGCACCTTGCAGTCAGAGTAACTGCCATCTGTGCCGTAACGCCCATTGAGAAGCCGAACCTTGCCCTCGGCATGTTCCTGCGTCGTGGCCACAAACGACAGTCCCTCCGTGCTCTCGTAGAGCCTGAGATCCTCGAGACCCTTCACGTGCGTGGGAAACTTTGGCATACCCACGGTGGAGTCGTCCATCTTGGCCACCACCTCCATGGTCTCCAGATTCACATACGCATTCTCCGTAAGAACAGGGTGACCGGGAGGCGTCTTGTACTCTCCATTCTCCATCCAGTAATTGATGTAACGGACATTGGCCATCGGATAGCCACACACGGAAATCGCGGAGGGTGTGAAGGCGCCGAACGGAGCGGGAAGTCGCGATCCCAACTCCGTGTGCTTTGACACGACCGGCTGGACGTAGAACTGAAAGTTGAAAATGACGTTGGTCCGATTGTGGTCGGTCTTGAGGAGATAGTCAACGCACACGCGCAGACCTGCCTTGCGATCGGGCTGTACATAAAAGTCAAGGATTGTCCGCTCGTAATCAAAGAGATAGGAATACACATCCGTCTCAAGGAACAGGGAATCCTTGCTGAGCGGCACCTGCTTTCCATCGATGAGATACTGGTAGGCCTTGAAGTGCTTGGAATGCTCGCGGAAGTGCTTGGTCAGTTGATAATAGGCCTCTGCGCGCGTCGGACGCAGGGCAATGGCCTTTTGCATCCAGTATTCGAACTTGGGAATATTGTTCAACTCAAGGTGGCACTTGCCGATCATGTAGTGGCTATACCAAATCTCCTCGTCCCATCCGCCCGTAATGATCCGCTTCTTGTACATTTTGCGAGCATCATCCCAGCGGCGCAGACAGTGGTAGGACTGGGCAAGGTAGAACATATACCGCCCATTCATTGGCTCCTCCTTCAGGCCCGCCTCCAGCAAACGCACGTCACGCTCGAACTTGTCGGACTTACAGCCTCCGTCGTTGCGGTCATCGATATAGCACACCGTCTTGGGTAGGTGCTTCGTAGGTCCCGACCAGTACTCGTGCGTCACACCCACACATGTCCACGGGTGATCCATGCGAACCAGGCGCGTGTTCGGATACTCCAGAGTTCCTGCCATCTGTACCACCGTGTATCCGGGCTCCGTCAAGTTCTGATCCTTGAGAGTTCCTGCCTTGAAGATCATGTCGGCGTCCAGCAGGAGGCCGTAGGTGTCCTTGAGGTCCCAGCACTGCTCCTTGAGGAACTGATAGGCCCGAGTGAAACTAACGGATCGATTGTATCCAAAGTCACGCCACGGCTCAACGGTCACGCAGCCAATCCGCGTGTTCAGAAACTCCTCGGCAATCTGAACCGTGGTGTCGGTGGAACCCGTGTCGAGAATGCAGAAGGCATCCGCCACATTGTCAACCGCCTCCAGACAGCGCTTCAGAATGGCCGACTCATTCTTGACCATCAGAATCAACACGAGCTTCATCTGCGTCGGTTTATGGAAACCAGACTCCTCGCGTGTAAACAAATGTCGACCGACTTTGTCAAGCAGACCCTTCGCGAGAACCTTGGACGCGTCGTGATTCCCCACGTGGCCGACGGTTTCTGGAGCATCTACGATAACGCCAAGTCGGCGTGCGAGCGGAATCAGCAGCCCGACCAGATCCTTCGCACGTTCCAGAATCTCCTGACCCAGGTGCCCAAGTGGACTCCCGAGACCCTGAAGAAGGAGGTGGACCGTATTGCCGCCGCGTCCAAGTGTGATTACATGGAGGATCTGCTGCTGGGTGTGTTTGTGAGCTACATCCGTGCGTTTGCGTCCCTTCAGCAGGTGCGGTCGGAACATGTGGACATTCCGTTCACGCGCCCGTCCATGGAAGTCTTCATCCACAAGTTCTACGTGATGGCGGCACGTGGCTTCTGGTCCAACGCGTACATGTTCAAGACCGTGGGCGTGTCGTCGGAGCAGCAGGCCCGTAACCGTCGCGACATTGAGCTGATGCTGGCCGACATCCTGAACGAGGTGATTGATAGTTTCATCCCGTGGAAGGACATCAGCAAGGCCTACTTCAAGGCCCCCGAGGAGACCTCCGCGCCGATCGCCTCTGCTCCTGCCCCTGCCCCCGTCGTGGAGACGAAGCCCACTCCCGTCGTGGAAGAGCCGAAGCCGGCCGTGAAGTTTGGAGAGAATGAGACACAGGAGTTCGAGTCTGAGACGGAGGAGTCTGAGGATGACGATGACGAGCCCCCTGCCATCAAACTGGGTGAGGAGGTTGGGTTGGATGAGGACGACTTTGAGTCAGAGTCGGAGTCCGAGGCCGAAGGAGAGGTGGATGTGAAGCCCTCCTCCGAGGCTGTTGCGTTGAATCTGTGAGTTGAAAAAGATGGGCGCCAGACAAATGGACGAGGTGTATTACTACGCCATGATTGTAGGAGTGGTCGTAACGGTCGCAGCTATCCTGTATGTGATGGATCGTAGGTCAAGGGAGGAGCCGATGGTCTTCCTGGACGGGGCGAAGATTGCAGCGGGAGCGGGCACGCTCGCCGGTGGAGTCGTCTTTGCTTTGGGTGGATCGGACGGTGTGTCTGCGGCTGCAGAGCCCGTGGTGGCTGCCGTTCAGGATATGTTTGTTGGAAAGCCCGAGTTCTAAGACTGCTTGGGATCCGACGCCGGCTCCACGCCCATCGGCGGCGGCGGGGCCTCAAAGTCGCTAGGAGACCACTTGCGCGAGTTGGTCATTTTCTCATCCTGCGGCAGGGACATGAGACCGTACAGGGCAACCAAAAACACAAACGTATGGAGAGCAAACCCAACCGCCGTAGGGCAACCGCCCTTCGACGCTACGGCGCCACCAAACAAACGAGCCGTCAACCTGAACGAGGTAGGACTGGCCACCAAGAAGAACAGGAGAGCCGAGTAGAGCGAATACTTGAACTTCAATCCTTCGGAGAGCGCCATTATCCTTCAATCAGCAAAAAGTGCTGCCCTGCCGGAATCCGCGGCACCACGAACTGCTTGAACTTGGACATCTCCTTGCGAGGAACCGCAGTATCCTTGCAGTAGCGCGCAATGGCCTTGTACAGCCCGAATCCGTGGTAGCGATCGTGATTGTCGCGCTTGCCACGGAACATCACGGAGGAACCATCGGGCAGTGTGGTCCATGCCAGGAACACATCGCGCAGGGGGCTATCGGTCGAGACATCGGGACCCTTCGGGAACATGTCCCAGAAAACCGATGATGCGAACCGCACCAAGTCAAACGAGGGATTCAGACCAATGCGGGGGTGCGACTGGTCATAGAACGGCTCGCAATTGTACTGTCCACCCGCCTCCTCGTCGGGCTTGAACTGACTACTGAGAAACAACCGCGGCTCCTTCATGCCCTGCAGCTTCACGGACACGGCCGAACGGTCAAAGTCGATGATCTTGATCAACTTGCCGTAGGTGGGAATGGCATAGCAGGTGCCGCCGACGTTGTAATAGAGAAACTCATCCGTTGTGGAGACGAACATGACATTGTTGCCGTGGAGATCGTTGTGGACAAATCCGCAGGTGCGCTGGGCATGCGCAAGAGCCACCACAATCTGCGCAACCCATGCGGTGTGATGCGCCGGGTCGTTCGACAGCTTGAGCAGGTCGTAGAAGGTTCCCTCGCAGGTCTCCATAACGGTGGTGATCACCGGCACCTCCTTGAAGGTGGCCCACGCAAACGGCTCATCGTCTCCGCTCTCATCTTCGGGCTCCTCTTCCTCATCGTCATCACATTCGCAGGACTCAATCTCGTAGACATCTTCATCATCGGACTCGGACTCCTCGCTGTGCTCACTGGACTGAATTTCGTATTCTTCAATCACCGATCCTGCGTGAGGAGTCTCCACATGTGCGGCATCAATGTCCGTGGTCTCCAGGTCAATCGTCGCGTCCTCCAGGTCCACCGCGGAACGACGACCGCGCGTGTGCGTGAAGCCGCCCTCCGCCCCCTCCTCACGAAGACGGAGTTCAAAGGTCTTGCCGATCTGGTCAGCAAACCATGGGCGATCGCAGAGGTCCTCGTAGTCGTCGGAGATATTCACCTCATGCTTGGTCGCCACCGCGGTGTAGACACCGAACACCTTGGGAAAGTGGGCACATCCCGTTCCTGCCAGGGCAAGAGACGCCAAGGCACCGACGTACCCCGCCGTGTGAGGGCTCTGGGTCTGCTCGTCCATCTCCTTGGCCACCTCGGCAGGCTTCGGGAGGGACGGCGTGGCATAGACACCCTTCATGGTCTTGAAGGGGCTCAGGACCATGGTCGTCTTGCGGTGGACGGCAAGCATGTGATTCTGTGTGGTGTGGATGCGCCCAGCGTTCAAGACCGTCTTGATCCCCTCGGGGACCTTGATACCATACTCTGACAGGTTCGATAGCCTCTCCGTCTTGAACAGGGTCTCCAGAGGAGGGAAGAAGGGCTGCATGTGGGTAAGGTCCCAGTCAGTGCCGTCTATCTTCGGATAGCGGTGGAGCTTCAAATCCAGAGACTGAGTCCTTAATTCTTTCACCATTGTCTTCAGATGGAAGGAATGAAACACTGGGTCTGAACGCCTACATTCTTTCCACAGGACAACACAAGATGAACTTTTCGCTGAAGAAGTTTGACATTGGGATGATCAAGGCCCGTTGTGAGATTGACTCTCGCAAGAGCCCCATGATGGTGGTGATCGGTAAGAAGGATACGGGCAAGTCCTTCTTGGTTCGCGATATCCTCTACAACTGCCAACAGGACTTCCCTGTGGGTACGGTGATCTCGGGCACGGAGGTGGCCAACGAGTTCTTTCAGCACATGGTTCCATCCAAGTTCATTCACGACAAGTATACGCCCCAAATCGTGATGAATGTGATCAAGCGCCAAATGACCATGAAACAGAAGCGTAACGCCTCCAAGAACGGAAGTGGCGGCCAGTCCAACATTGACCCCCGTGCATTCCTGATTCTCGATGACTGTCTGTACGATGCGACATGGATCAAGGAAGAGTCCACGCGCTACGTCTTTATGAACGGCCGTCACATTGACATGATGACCATTATCACCATGCAGTATCCGCTCGGCATCACGCCGAATCTCCGCACCAACGTGGACTTTGTCTTCATTCTCCGCGAGAATATCCTAGGTAATCGTCGTAGGATTTACGAGAATTACGCAGGTATGTTTCCAACCTTTGAGATGTTCTGTACGTTCATGGAC